ACATTCTTTCCTGCGGCGAGCCGCCAGACATGATCGAGTTCAAGATGGACGGTAAATATCACCGTGTTATGCAACGAAAATGGAAACTAGATGCGCCACAAACAGCCTGAGATCGTGACGATCTACTACAAGATGCTCGAGGCCGGCCCGCCCAAGTGCTGCCATAGCTGCGAGTTCTACGGCACGGACGGCCTGTGCGTGGAGTTTTTCAAGGAGCCGCCGGAGGAGTTCGCCGCCACGCCGGATGCCTGCAACAAATGGGTGATGGACCTGCCCTTCTGATGAAAACAGAACACGAAGAGCAGCGCGAACTGGTGCAGTGGATCCGCCAGGCCTGCGAAGTGCGGGTGTTTGCGATCCCGAACGGTGGCCTGAGAGGCATCGCCGCCGCCGGACGCCTGAAGGCCGAAGGCGTATCGGCTGGCGTGCCCGACCTGTTCATCCCGGCCTGGCTGTGCTGGATTGAGATGAAGCGCGAGAAGGGCGGCAGCGTCTCGCCAGAGCAGCGGGATTGGCACGACTATCTGACCGGCCTGGGGCACCATGTGATCGTCGGGCGCGGACAGGAAGATGCTAAAGAAAAGATGCGAAACCTAGGGTTTGTACCTAGGAATTGATGCTTTTTTTTGGGTATTATGCTTCTCACACCAACCCGCAACCGGACCGGAGCCAACATGAACCTTAAAAAACTTGACGAATGCCGCCAGGCCTTTACCGCTGCTGAGGCCGCAGCGTATGACAGTCTTGGGAATGTCATCAACGCCGCCGCCCTGCAAGACTTTAGCCGCGCGTCGGATGCGCTGGCAGATGCCAATTTCAACGCGCCAGCCAAGGCCGACGCCACCGGTCGCCAGTGGCGTTTAGCCGGCTTTGCGGCGCACGCCGAGCTGTGGCGCGCTGACGACGCCAAATTGATGGCGCACGGCTGGGCCGTCTGCGATCCCGGCGATGAGCCGGATCACGCAACGTGGTCCACGACAACCACCGAGGCCATTGCGCGTCAGTGGTTTGCTCAACGTGTGCCTTTCTTTTGAACCACAACCCAGCCCGGCCCAGCGCCGGGCACCAAGGAACCCCCATGATCTCTGACGCCCTCTTCGCCATAGCCCTCGGGCTTGCTGGCGCCACCTTCCTTTTCTTTGCCCTGTCATGATCGCAACCAAACACAAGCTCTTGCTCGCCAACGCTTTCGGCATTGCCGGATACAAGCGTGCCTTGTTCGACGCGCTCAACGCCTCGGTGGCGGAAGAGTGCGATGGCGAGCGCCTGGTAGCGCTTAACTTTGCAGACGGCTCGCGCCTGGTGTTCGCATGAACGGCGCCCCACCCTGCCCAATCGACAGCGTAGAGTTCATCTACAACATAGACGATGTGAGCGAGCCGCTGGTCTGCCACCTGGACTACGAGCCCGAGTGCGCAGGCCACGGGGATCACCCCGATTACCCAAGCACTATGTGCTTGGCGGCGGCCTACATCAAGGACACCGACATTCTGGGCCTTCTGAGCCCGGACAAGATTGAGGCAATCGAACTGCTCGCCTTAGACGAGCAAGAGCGCTTTGATGGCGATGGTGGGTACGATGAAGAATAAGCCGCCGCCGAGCATTGGATGGTGGCCCACCGGCGAGCACAGGGTTCGCTGGTGGAACGGCGAGTACTGGTCATGGGTCTGCTTTGACTCTGACAACATGCATGCAGTGGCAGCCTACGGCAATCGGGCTGACAAGCACGCGAAGAACGTCCAGTGGTATCCAAGGCCAGACAGCTGGCCAGAGAGGAGCAAGACATGAAAGACAGAGAAGAGTACTTCTGTAAGGCTGCGGCCCGCCAGAGCCTGTTCAGATCGGAAGAAGCTTCAACAACCACCGGTTCAGCACAATCGAACGACACGCCGTTTTCCCAGGTCGCTCGAAGAAGCCTTTGGCGGGGACGGTTACGCCATTACCCACTACCGCAACAGATGGAGTTGGGCCAACCGCGCCGCCGCTTTTATTGTTTGGGTGCTGGCGATCGCTTACGGAGTGACGTTATGGACTTGAAGAGCCAGCTGCTACGCGAGGAGGGCGCCGAGTCCTGCGCCTATCAAGACTCGCTTGGGTACTGGACGATCGGCGTCGGGCGCTTGATCGACTCGCGCAAGGGCGGCGGGTTGTCCAACGATGAGATCAACTACTTGTTGGACAACGACATCAAAGCCAAGACCCGCGAGGTATTGCTGGCGCTGCCGTGGATGCCCAGACTGTCCGAGCCGCGTCAGGCCGTGTTGATTGGCATGGCGTTTCAGATGGGCTTGAAGGGTCTGCTCCAGTTCAAGCGGATGTTGTCGGCGGTTGAAGACGGCCAGTTCTTTGAGGCCGCTGCGCAGATGATAGAGAGCACTTGGGCACGGCAGACGCCAGCACGAGCGCATCGCATGGCGTTACAGATGGAGACAGGCGAATGGACCCTCTAACCGCAGGCGTCGAACTGGCGCAAACAGTCATTACGCGCATCTGGCCTGACAAGTCAGCCGCCGAGGCAGCGCAGCTCGCTGCCCAGGTCGCCATCGTGCAAGGCCAACTAGACGTCAACCGCGCCGAGGCGTCGAGCCCGAGTGCGTTCACTTCAGGCTGGCGCCCAGCGATTGGCTGGGTCTGCGCATCGGCGCTGGCCTGTCAATACATCGCTAGGCCACTGGTGCAGTGGACCGGCATTGTGCTCGACCACCCGCTGCCGACGCTGCCTGGCATTGACGATAACTTGTGGCAGTTGATGTTGGGGATGCTTGGGCTTGGTGGGTTGCGCACGTTTGAGAAGACGAAGGGAGTTGCGTCGTGACCGATGAACGCATTGCCGAACTGATGGGATGGCGTTGGCCAACTAGCCTTCACCCTGATGACATGCTTGCGAAAGTGCGGACCGTTGTACGCGAAGCAGTACGCACTGAAGGGGGTGAGACATTTGCAGACCGATGCAAGCTAGCAACGGACTGCCTGCCCCAGTCACCCTACCGGGTGATGCTGGAGAACCTGCATCGAGAGATGTTGGGCATTAATCAGAGGATTGAGCCATGAACGAAAGAATTAGAAAACTAATGGACGGCTGCTTCGACATTACCGTTGACCACCGTGGGCGGGAAGACTTCTCGACTGACTACGCCGGCATTGAGCGGTTCTCTGATTTGATTGTCCGGGAGTGCGCGGAGTTGAGTATTGACTATCCCGGCAACGTCAAGTTGTTAATCCTGAACCATTTTGGGATGGAACCATGACCGAGCGCGATGCGTTTGAAGCGTGGTGTGATGACTATTGGGAAACAAGTTCGTATCTGCACAAGAGCAAAACATGCGGGGAGTGGGCGGCTTGGCGGGCTGCTCGTGTTGATCTGCCGGTTATTCTGGCGCAGGTTGACAGTTTGCGAACGGCGTTAAAGCGGGTGCTGGACGCGCAAAACAAAGAGACGAAATTGCAGGCCCGAACGCTACTATTGACGCTGAAAAGAGTTGAGCCATGATTGATCGTGAACTATACAACTTAATGCTTTTCCTGATATGGACGTTCGTAGTGTTTTGTTATGGCGTAGGTTGGGGTAGAAAATGAACGTTAACCCAAACCCTTGGATCATTGAATCCCGCATTGAATACTGCAAAGACAGAGCCAAACAAAATGGGTTCCGTCTTGAGCGTGGAGATGGTAATAACACCATCAACATTGTTGCGGACAAGCCGCCCTACGGCAAAGACGTTGTCATTGCTCGGTTATATGATTGGTCACTCGTAGAGATGTATCTTATCGGGTATGAGCAGGGCAAGATGGAGACGAGCATTATTGCTACGCTGGCAAAGTCTAAGAAGGAGAAACCGTAATGTCATGCGACTGGGGGAAAACTGAAGGGGAGGAAGACCTGCCCGAACCTGAGCACATTGATAGCGAAACCTGCTGGTGCAAACCTGTATTAGATTACACAGACCCCGATACAGGAGTATCGGTATACGTTCACCGGAGAACGCAATGACGCAGGGGGACTGCGGGGAAACGTGTAAACGAGCAATGCTCTGCTACGCCTGTTCAAAAGAGTTGGGGGCGCTAACCAGAGGAGACATCTTGAGATGCATTGAAACCGACGAACTTTGCACTGTAGAGGCTACATCTACCACCGGCAAAACGCTGGTTAAATGGA